GTTCCAAGACACTAGAGAAGATAAGGAACTATCTGACCAACTACAAGAAATTTAATATGAGTAAATATATCAATAACAAGAAAAGAATGTCCAACATCGTATCTGAAAGCTTCGGAGGAAGTCGTCTAGATGAAGAGGAAGAAGTATATGAATATGAGGTTGAAATAGAACCTGATGATATGATTGCATTGGAACCTAATTTTGTGCCAGAACCTCAACAGGAACCTGACATGAATCTAGATGTGCATCCAGATAACGACAATGTGGCAGTTAGTGAACTTATTCGTTTGCGAGATACTTCAACCAAATTGGAACAGCTTGCAACTAATGGACAGTTAGATAATTGGATGGTAGCTAAAGTAGTAAAAGCCTCTGATTATATCGAAGATGTGTTGAAGAGTATGGAAGCTAAAGAAGTTCAGTCACATCATGGTTGTGATCATGGGTGTGGTGAGTAAATAGATGTATGAAACAAAGTTTTAAGGAATTTTATCTAGAAAAGAGAGTCCTTGGCATCGAAGAAGACATAACTATACCAGAGATTGGAACAATCTCAGCCAAGTTAGATACTGGCAATGGTGGATATAATGTACTTCATGCCACAGAGATTCAACCTATAGGTAATAATATTATACGATTCAATACGGTTAATGACATAAAATTAGAAAAAACAATGAGCGAAATGATAAAAATTAATGTGGGTGGAGGAAATAGCGAAGATCGACCTGTTGTTATGTTCAACGTAAGTATGGGGAGCGACACGTATAAGAATGTTCCCTTTAGTTTATCTGATAGATCTGAGAACGCCAAAAAAGCACTCATATCAAAAACCTTCATCCAAAATGATCTAAATGCATTGATTGATGTAGCTAAAACTAATAACGCATCAGAAAATGAAGAAGTTAAGTAAGATAGAAACATTAAAATTCCTAAGAGAAGGATTCACACCTAAACATCCAGCAGGATCAGGAGATCGACAACCTAATGAGATATCTGATAAAGAAGAAGTTGATAAAAATGCCAGACAGCGTAAAAATAGAGATGCATTAGATAAAAAATGGGTTGGTAATACAGATAGAGATAAAGTTGCTGCTAGATCATTAAAAAAATTCGCAAAAGGAGCGGTAAAAGGAGCAGCAAGCGCGTTTATGCCAACAACTGCTGATGCGGTTTTTAAAGGTTTAGATGTTGTGAATTCTGCGAGGGATGAAATAGGTGCTGAGAAGATAGCAAAACAGGAGCAACAAGGGGTATCCAAGTCGTCTCTAGATGCTGATCCTACGTCAGAACCAATTGAGGGTCAGGAAGGCGCACAGGATGGTTCGCAGGTGAAAGATCCTACCCCTATGGCGACAAATATGCAGCAGTCGAATGATCAACAACCTACCCCAACCAATGATGGTGCTGGTAGAGAAAATCCTTTAACACAACGAAATGATGCTAGGCAACAACAAACCCAACAATTACAGATTGGTGAGAATCCTAGACATATTGCAGATGATATTACAGCATTTCAACAAGATCCCAATTCAGATAACGTATTTAAAGCTCTGGAAGGTGGTGTAGAATATAATGGAGAGCAATATATGGCTATTCCACCAAATCCGCAGAACATCAAACATTTTCAAATGCAGGGAACTGATTTTGCTATCCCGATGATGCATATGATAAATAATACGATGCATACAGGTCTAATCGACCCAAATACATACCAATTAAAGAGTATTACATAAAATCATGTTCAATTTGAGAAAATTAAAGAGTATTTCCAGATTAACTGGCAGTAATCTATTAAATGAAGCCATTTCCATCTCAAAATTCAAGGATATCCTTAAAGATGTTGAGCTATGGGACTATAAAAATACCTTTAAAGAGCAATTTAATGGCAAACATCGTAAAATTATTGGGAAATATGGCGAAAGTAATGGTAAAAAAGTGTCTGATGAAGATGTTATTAGGATATCTAAGAATCATACATATAGAATCATACACACATTCCTCGCTAGTCATGACATACAGACAAGTCCTGAACTATATGCAGACAATACTGGTATGGATTCGAGAGGAAGACCAGTTAAACTAGTCAAAGCTCTAAAGAAAATACTTTCTAAGTTTGAAGGGGGTGATGAAGTTAGCGGAGATCCCGATGATTACATCGAAGCAGAAGCAATGCTAGACTACGCAGTGGACTATCAAACACAATTGAGAGATCAAGAGTTTAGTAGTGGTATTAACGAGCCTCGCCACGTTGTAATCAGTAAGCACCCCTACGATGTTATCGGAGGATCAACAGATCGAGACTGGACTTCCTGTATCCAACAAACAAATAAGCGTTACAATTCCAAAAAAATGGATGCGGATCACACTGAAGCTGGTTGTAATGCACAAACTCTAGCAGCATCTCTGAAATATCCCTATCTAGCAGCATATTTGGTTAAGGAAAGTGATTTAAAGAGTGGTAAAGACATGTTGAAGAAGCCTTTGAGTAGAATAATGATTTATCCTGCTGCAAAAGTGTATGGAGAAGGTCCAGAATTCGAATATATCATGGGTGAGGATATTCATGGTCGAGCTGAAGACGATTTTTATGAGATAGTTGAGAAATTTGTTGAAGATGAACTTAATTTCGAGATTGATAGAAGTGGCGAGGATGGATATGATAGAGCAGAAGGTGCATATTATGACCAATTATCAAGAGAACCTGAATATGATGCATCTATATACTTCAAAGGTATATCAGATAAGATGAAAAACATGGAACTTACTCTAGATGAGCATGACAATGATGTATTTGGTCTACTAACTAAGGTAGATTTTAATAAATTACCTAATTTAAAGGCATTACCAGACGAAGTTCTATATGTTCTCACAAGAAAAGCAATTTTAGGAATGGATGGTCAGTATAATGATGGTCTACTCCAATCTATAATCGAAAGATCATTCATTTACGAAGGAGATAAGGATCAAAAGACATGGGAGTACTTTTACGAAGACGATTTCCTAAACATATATGCCGATCATGTTGAATATAACCCATTTAGGTTTATTCCTAAGAGTATATATGAAGAATATGATGGACAACCTCACGAAGAGATGTTCATAGAGTTTGATCGCAACCACAATTACTTTGCAAGCTCTGTTACAGACGCATTAATCAACATAGACGATATAATTGTCGAATATATGGAGAGTAATGTATTGCAGGAAGAGGAATGGGGATTCACTGACGAAGATGCTGATAGACTGGTTAATTGGTCGGGGCAAGTTTTAGAATAGACGAAAAAAAGGAGGCTTTAAATAAGCCTCCTTTTTGTTTTTACTCTGTAATTAATTTATGTTCTTTACGTTCTCGCTGCTTTTCAGCTTTAGATTGTAGAACCTCAGTAACGTGTTGTAAGATCTTTGATCTAGAGATATCTGATACATCAAAGTCATGAGTGAAGATGTTATTCTTCTCAGAATGTTCCGTATCGAAGGCATTCTTAATATATTCAAATCCACTATCACGAATATCACTTTGGAAAGTATCTCCACACACATAATATTTACAGTTTGAACCAATTCTAGTTAGAATCGTAGTCAATTCAGATTTATTCATGTTCTGAGCTTCGTCAACAATAACAATAGCATTCTTAAATGTTCTTCCTCGAACAAAGTTAATAGGTATCGCCTCAACATGTTTATTTAGAAATAACATATCCACTTCATTAGCTGGAATAATTTCTCGTAACTTTTCTTTTAAAGGAATAGAGTATGGAGAAAACTTATCTTCGATTTCTCCAGGAATTGCTCCCAAAGAAGTTGAAGAACTCTCCACCGCAGAACGTATATAAATTAAATTCCGAATATTATTGTTTGTGTTTTGTAGATGACAAATACCACTATATACACCTAGGAAAGTTTTCATGCTCCCCGCTGGACCATCCACAAAAACCATATTAGTCTTTGGGGCATTTAGTTGATATAGACAATCGAGTTGTGTTTCAGTCATCTCATATGGCTCTTTAATATTAATATCGCCTAATTCGAAATTACCTTTGAATGCGTTGTTAAGTTCAGAAGCTTCAGCACTCAAAGCTTTTCGTCTTGCAGTTCTCTTGTTTGACATACACTATTATTTACATATAATATAAGGATTTACAAGCTCTTTATTATATAAATAATAACTTGACAAAGGATAGGAATGATGATATCATTCAGTTATGAAGATCGCATTTACAGGTCCAGCAAATACAGGAAAAACAACTCTAGTTGAAGCATTACTAGAAGAATATGGAAGTTTCACAAAATTCGAAAAGGATTTTAGAGATGTACTAAAAGCAAAACAACTTGAGCATTCGTCAATGACTGATGAAGATACTCAAAGCACTATCTTAGCAGCGATGCTACAACAACTCGATAATAGTCCATCAAATGTAAATTTGGTGTTTGATAGATGTCTCGTAGATGTTCTTATTTACAGTCTACACGCAAATTCAAAAGGAAGAATTAGTGATCTAACCATGTCAGCAATGATAGGTTTAATTAGAGAACGTATGCGAGATTATGATATCATTTTCTATCAACCAAGAGCAAGTCATATACCGATGGTTGAGCGTGAAGGAAGAGATTTAGATCCAGAGTTTATTAAAGAAATCGATGAACTATACGACTCTATATTCAAATCATATACTGATAACTTCGAGAGTGATGTTTTCTTCCCCAAAGAAGATTGTCCAGCTCTATTAGAGATCTTTGGTGATACTGTTAAAGAGCGTCTTGAGTTTGTTACGTCAATTGTTGACTCACAAGGCGAGATTGTAGAATCCACTGAATCAGTATTAGATGGAGACAATTTAAACCTCATGGAAGATATGATGCAGGATCAAGAAGCAGCAGCTATCGCAGATAAAGAAATCAGAGCAAAACAGAACGCAATCGACGAGAGATTTGGAAAATAATGACAAATAAAAGAAAAATTGGGGTGGGTATAGTGACATATAACAGACCCCGCACTTTACAGAAACTTATCAAATCAATCCCAACTGGAGTAGTTGACGAGATGGTGATAGTTAATGACGGAACCCCAAACGAAGTCACAAAATCATCCAATTGTATGAATCTGGGAGGTAGGGGAGTTGGGTTTGCTAAGAATGCATGTCTTAGGGAATTATACGCTAGAGGATGTACAGATTTCTTCTTAATTGAAGATGATATGTATATTAAAGATCCAAATGTGTTTGATATGTACATCCATACTGCCAAAGATAGTGGAATCCATCACTTAAACTTCTCCCAACATGGTAAAGCCAACCAAACCCGACAAGGTGTTCCTGACCCAAAACTAGCAGTCTCATTTAATGACACAACAGTACAATTTTATGAAAACTGTGTAGGAGCCTTCTCTTATTACACTCTGCATTATATAGAGGAGGTTGGATTACTTGATAATAAATATTACAACGCTATCGAACACATTGATCATACTTATATGGGTATTCAAAAGAATCTTCATCCAAATTTCTGGTACTTTGCAGATATTAGTAGTTCATGGGAATATATTGGTGACGATGGATGGTCGCCAGAACAATCAGTGATTGCAAGTGCTAACGATCAGACTAAACTATTCAGAGCTGGGTTAGATGTATTCGAAACAAAACACGGAATCAACCTATTAGATATTCCAAAGGTTTCCGAGGATGAAGCTCTTACAACAATAAAACAAAATTACAAAAATAAAAATGAAAATCTGTACAGTTACCCCACAAAATGATATCAGAAAGACTGACCTATGTAAGTCTCTAACACATCTAGATATAGATATAGATCTACATGGAGTTATCGATAACACAGAATCTATATCAGAAATATACAATCAATTAATTGATAGATATCAAGATGAGGACTATCTAATTCTATGTCATGACGATGTGACCTTGAAGTCTGATCCAAGACCTATCATCGAAATGTATCTAAAGACTAATGATATGTTGGGAGTGGCAGGTGCAACCAACTGCCATGTGACAGAACCTTGTTTATGGCACATTATGGGCGGTGAAGGTAACTTGAGGGGGAATGTAGAGCATGGAACAGTTGATAATCACATATCAACATTCTTTGGTCCGACACCAGCACAGGTTATTAATCTAGACGGAGTATTTGTAGTACTATCTAAGAAGTTAATGCAGTCAGGACTTCGATATGATGAAGATATCCCATCAAAGTTTCATTTCTACGACATAGACTTCTCTTTAAGAGCGTGGAGGGAGGGATTTAAGCCATTGGCTATTAATATTCCACTGATTCATGCATCTGGAGGACTTAAATCACTAGACGATGAAGAGTTCCTCAAAGGACAAACATATTTCAAAAACAAACATGGATAAAAAAAAGGGGGTTATATAACCCCCTTTTACTTTATATAATATCGTCAATCATATCTCCCAATGATTGGCGTTTCCTATGTAGACTAGAATTTTCAGATATGATTCCACGGTCTTCACGCTGACCCATCTTTCGTTTATGGAATGGTGTCATATATTGATCAAATATATCATTAGAATTTTCATTTATACCATATTTCTTAGCATCCAACATATTCTCCGCAGCCTGTGTTCGTGCAACATGTCCTGCTGGTGCTCGACCACGACCCTTAGAAATATTGTGTAGTGCGATTTGGGAATATTTAGCGAATTCAGATCGCTGTATTTTTTCACCACGATCAGATCTCTCTTGAATAGCTTCCAATGCTATAATAGCATTATAAACATTCATTGCCTTCGGTAATGTAGATCTCAACCCCTCTAATTCTGTAGTAACTGGAGATAATGCTGTATGTACAGAGTCCCCATCTTCAGAATTCTTCACAAAATCATCAAATGATTTGAAAAGATATAGGGAATTAGGATCTACTTCGTTGAAACTATCAATATATATATTTTTTGATTTTTCGTCACGGTTATCAAGCATACGTTCAAAGGCATTCGGATCTACATCATATATATAATTATAATATGGTCTATATTCCTTATGTACGTTCTGTGACCCCATATTAAATATTGAAAATGCGGAAGTTCCGTTATAAAGAACTGATTTTTCTAGAAGATTACTTCCAGATTTATCTTCCATCATATCAAAAAGTATATCATCATAAGTTCCGTGTAGATTTACTCGCGCCACATCTCTACTAGGAATACCACCAGTATTATCAACCTCTGACATAACTTCATGAGATCTTACTAACTGATTTCCCATAGCTTTGAACTCACCATCCATCCACTTAATCATCTCTTTGAGTTGGTTGTCAATAGCTTCTGGAGAAACAAACTGTTTATTCTCCATATCAGTGAATCTAGAGGCATTATCGTGTAAATACTTTCTTTTAGCGTCATGAATACCCTCTACAGAGTTTAAAGGCTCTAATATTGCATACAATTTACGTTTTATACTATTAACCTTCGCGTCACCAGCACCATCTTCCTTCGCAAGTTCTATAACATCACCAACGGCAACATCTCTTTCATGAGCCAATCGTTCTTGCCTATCGCTACTCTGCTGAGATTCAATTGCGGCATTAGCGTCAACTAATTCGTGGTGAGCATTATTATGATCTAATATTTTATATGCTAAGTCTGGATCATCTTCATATAATTTATTGATATGATCATTTAAGTATTTAGCTTTAGATATTCCCTTTGGATATCCTCCAGAGACATGTATTTGATTTATAGCTACTGCACGAATAATCATTTTCTGTTCAGGTATAGTCAATTCAGAGTCTGCCTGATAAGAAGCTTGATCATCATTAACATAATGACCTAGGGCGAATTGAAGATGTACTTTTATTACAGAATATAGGAAGTCTGTCACTTGTCCAGAATCGAGCATGTGTGCCATAGATGATACATCGTTATTATCAGAGGGGTCGAAATAGTAGTCAGATTCTGCATTATTTGCATGTTCTATAATTTTCTTTGATCTATCATATGCAGACCCAAGATTAACGTTTGGTATCACTTCATCTCTACCTTGTAGTATATCATCAAAATCATTAAATGTGGTAATGTCATTTTTTGACATACTTTCACGTAATCTACCAGAAGCCTGTAACAAATTAGTAGCATATTGAGTCAATTCATCACTACTTGGATTCACCCCATATAGAGCTATCAAAACAGTGTGGACTATATTAATAGCATTCATTGACCCTTTGCCACTAAATGCTGATATAGCCTGATTATCTACATCTAAATCAGTTGCAGATGATAATATTTGATCTAAATTACCGAACATATCGTCAATACCTCGACTCATATCATCATTTTCCTTATCAAGTACATTCACACTACGATCAATAGCTTTTATTATCTTTCTGCGATTTATATCCTTGTTCATCATTCGCTGAACCTTCACACTACCCAACAACCCTTTCCTCAGTTGTGTTGCTATAGTCTGTAGATTCTTTTGAACTTTCGTTAAGTTATCATATGGAACATCTATGGTAGCAAGATCTCTTGCTAGATCCTTTTTACGTTGAGCATTTGTATATTTTACATCTACTTCCTCTGTAGAAGATCCATCATCATTTATCTTGGAAACTTTCTTTCGTGGATTGGCACGTACTCTAAGGTCACCAAGCCATGATGTGAATGGAGAATCTCCATCTGAATCAGTAGCATATGTGGGTACATGGGTGATCCTTTTCGCATAGTTAGATAATGTATCTGCGTGTTTACTATCTGTACCAGACAACTGTGCTAAACTCATTACAATATTCTTAATGAGAGTTGTGAGAGCTTTGACATTCGAACCTTTGGGAATATTATATTCTCCAGAACTATTTTTATCTATAGAGAAGTCCGAAAGAATTTTGCCATCATACACCCTGATTTCATCTAAGATCTTATGAGCGTCATTGATCATATTATTAGTGACTACCTGTTTCTGATCATTCAATCTCTCAGGCATATCAACCTTACCAAGAATTACATTCTTCATAACTGCGGTCAACCAAATTGGGACATATAATGCCTTTGTATTCCCATTATAGGTCACTCTATTTTCTAGATCTACTGAGGATAAACCATCCTTAATGATATCGTCTAAACTATTATGGATAAAATCATTAATTCCTTTTATATCGGCTATACTCTCTGGACTCAACTCCATATTCGCAGGATTGAAGGTTTCTTTCTTCTCTGCAAACACTAGTCGTTTGGTGAATTGGTCGAATGTGAAATCTGACATATCAGTATTTAGTTGACAAGCTCCAAAAAGCTAGTAGAATGGTGGGAGAAATGACCAATACAGAACACAAACCTTTGGAAACACTAAACCACGACGAATTTGAACACGTTATGGCGTTTCAATCCATGAAAAACAGCGTATATCTCAATAGTATAGCTGATTATATCGACAAAGACTTCTTTGAGAATGCCATAATAGGAAAATATTTTGAAATTGTTAAGAATTTTTATGATGATTACCAAAAACTACCCAAATTAGTTGAAGTTAGAGCGCATTTGGAGACAAAAAAGGAAGTAGATCAGTTCAAAGCCCTTATTAAGTCATGGACTGGGGATATAGATCAGGTAATCGACGAAGACCACCTATTCAAAACCACAGAACAGTTCCTTAAAGAGAAGTCATTAACACATAATGTGTTGAAAGTGGTTCAAGGTATGCAAGTAGGGGAAATTGACCCTGCTAAAGTGCTTAGTATGTTCGAAGAAAGTTGTTTAATCTCCCTAAACACCGATATGGGATTCGAATTGTTTAAAGATTTCGATAGAATCACTGATGATTTGGCTAGAACCACATCCGTAATCTCTACAGGGTGGGAATTTCTCGATAATGCGCTTGGGGGTGGTTATTTATCTGATGGTCGAGCTATGTATGTATTCTCTGGAGAACCAAACATCGGTAAATCCATCTGTTTAGGTAATGTTTGTGAGAATATAGCTAAACAGAAGAAGAATGTTCTACTCATTACCTTAGAAATGCCCGAAATCCTATATGGTAAGCGTATTTCATCAGGAATTACACAGATCGAACTTAATAGCTTTGGTGAATATACTACAAAGCTATCCAAAGAGATGAAAATCAAACAAAAGGACTATGGTAAGATATTTATTAAAGAATTCCCTCCGTCTACAGTAACACCATCCCAAATTTCTGCATTTGTTAAGAAAGTAATTGAAAGTGGGGAGAAAATTGATGCAATTGTTGTTGACTATCTTAATCTCGTTAAATCTACGATGGGTAATAACTCATACGAACGCATCAAATATGTGTGTGAGCAACTTCGCGCCATCAGTTATACGTTCTCTGTGCCCATTATAACAGCCACACAGTTGAATAAAGATGGTTATGGTACAAAGAAAGGTAATCCATCTCTAGAACACCTCTCTGAATCCTCTGGAACTGCTGCTACAGCAGATGCAATCATGACATTGTTCCAAAATGAAGAAGATATGGAGCTTGGAGTTATTAGAATGGGCGTTATTAAGAATCGATTCGGTCCAAGGGGGTTTGTACAAGCTATGCGTATGCATTATGCTACTCTTACTATGGTTCAAATGGATTCAGAAGGGGAATACGATATGGCATATGGGAGTAGCGATGATGGTGGTATTACAGATGCAAATATATTAGACAGATCAAAGGATATATTGGCTAAATTAGACATATTTAACAGTTGATCTAGGGTAAATTGTCCACTAAATACGGACAATGAGTAAGAATGCCATATGGACATGTTCAAATATCGACGGATTCGCATCTGCATCGATATTTAAAGACGTAGATAAACACATATCGCATTTTTACTGCACCCCTGATGAAATGGAGACATCATTCAAGGAATGGTTTGATAAATCATCTGATAAATATGATAAGATTTACCTACTAGGGTTCAATGTGAGTCAAGATTTCGCAAATTCGATTGATAACCCTAATATAGTCCTCATATGTGTACATAGATTAAATCTTAGGATGGGTAAGACATACACAATGGATAGATATGTATCC